CTGAGCGTTCGTGAATGCAGTGACACCCATCAGCTGCTCCCATGCCGCGCGTAAGTTTCGACCGACATCTCATGCCCCAGGTAAGACACGCCTTGGATGGTGATCTCACGGAGTCCCGACGTGCCGTGCCACACGACCGTCTCGACCTCGCCGCCGAGCGTCAAGTCGGTCGTGACCGCGTTCGGCAGCGAGTAGGACAGCAGGCTGTCCAAGTTCTGCTGGGCCCGGTCGACGTTCGGGAGCTTCGACACGATCACCGCAACCACCAGATTGACCTTGATGATGTGCGACGCGTTGAACGTGACGTGCGGCTCGAGGTACGGGTCGTCGGAGATGATGCACACCGCAGGAAAGTTCGGCGTGTCGGGCCATTCGGCGTATACGTGGACGCCTGACACTGTGTTCAGGTTCGCTTCGAGCCCGGTACGGATGTCGGAGAGGTTCACCGGTCGAACCACCTTGGGTCAGGCATTTCGACACCAGTGATGTCTTGCGTGTACGACTCAAGCGGGGCGCGGATCTTTCCCGCCGTGGTGGTGTACCGGTGTAGACGGACAATGCCTTCATCGACAAGGTCAACCCGGAACGTGTCAGTGCCTTCGTTGGGCAGCGCACGTTTCGCCCACGCGTTCACCTGGTGCAACATCAGGGGGTACTGCGGCGAGTCGACACCGAATGTGAAAGTCACGCCAACGCGCCGACACCAGCAGAAAACCCTGTCCCGTACGGTGTCAGCAGCGACGCCACCGACCGCATCGCGTCAGGCGAAAGGTAGATCGTCCCGAACTCCTGACCGCCCAACACACCGAACGGGGCGTCCTTGCGTTTCCACAGCTCGCCGACGATCTGCAACGTTGCCTGCTTCACCGGGTCAGGTACCGCCGTCCATCCCCACTTGCCCGTGACCTGCAACTGTGGACGCCCGTAGAACGGCGACGTGAACAGCTGCCCGCCCACGAGACGAACCTTGGTCGCTGGCCAGCCACCGATACCACCGACGACACTGTTAATCGGCTCGAACATGTAGTGCGTCGACACTGTCAACGTCGTCTCGAACGTCCCGTCCTGGCCGCTGTCGGTCTTCACGACCGCCGTCGCCGTATCCCAAAGGTCGTCGATCGGGACGCAGTAGGAGTTCAACGCGACGAACACCCGCGCGGTGGCGGCCTGGTCGGGGTAGAAGTAGCGGCCACACCAGCCGTCCACCGCGCGTGATGCCGTGTTGACGAGATTGTCGACGATGAGGTCGGTAAGCGATGCGGTGTCCTCGTTGATCCACGCCTTGGCCTCTAACTGGCTGGCGTATCCATTCGTGATCAACGACCCACCTACTCCACGCGGGTAAGGGTGACGGTGCCGGACACGACCGTGCCACCGACCGAGCCGGGCAGCGCCGGAGCGCCAGCCGCGGAAGTCCCCGCGGTCGTCACGATCAGATCCCCGCCGACCACCCAAAACTGGTCGCCGACCGCCATCGCCAACACACCCGGCCACGTGAGAACCGTCAGAAGCCGACCGAGATAGTCGGCCGTCGCCGTCGTGTTCCGCCCGGTGTAATCCTTGACGGGATCGGTGGTACCTGGCGTGGCGTTCGCCAGGTCGCGACCCATGTAGTCCTCTTTGCGTGTAGAGGTGACCATCTTCTACTTCTCCTTTTTGGCCGCCGGAACCTTCGGCGGCTGGGACGCCTCGGGCTCCAAATCGGGTTCCGGTTCCGGCTCGTCGGAGGGCGGGCCCGCCAACAGCTGCTCAAGCGATTCGACAGGACCGATCGCTGCGAGCTGCTTCGCGGACATGCCCTTCTGAGCCTTGAGGATCTCTTCGAGCTCGGCGACATGCACCGAACCCGATACTGAACCATCAGGCCAGACGATCACGTGACGTTGGTGATGCGCTGGATGCCACCGGATTCGACGACGAGTGGCGTGAAATAGCCGGCATAGGCGACCTGCACGCCGAGCACCGACGGCTCAACAGCCTGCAACGATCCGATGCGCTGCTCGTACGCTTCGATCGCGGCCGTGGAGAACACGACCCCGAAATCGGTGGCGGCGCCGACGATGCCCGCCGACATGATCACCGGGATGCCCGAGATCTGACCGATGACACCTTGACCGAAGTCGCCGGCCCGGAACCCGGTCGACTGTGCGTTCGTCGGGTTCACCGGCGCGAACAGCGACGCCCACGCGGACAGCTTGCCCGGCGCCACCGCCAACGCGACCCGGCCCTGACCCTTGCACGCCGTGTAGACAGCGGCCACGGCAGCCCACAGGGCAGCGGTCGCTTCCGTCGCGGACGGATTCGTGCCGGTCGCCACCGGGGCGAGCTCCACCGTGTTACCCGAAGCGATCAGCAGCGCACCGAACGCCGCCTCAGTTGCGATCGCATACTGGGCGGCGAGGTCGTTGATCACAGTGTCCATCGCCTGCGGATTCGAGAGGTCCATGTTCTGGCGGGACACGTTGACATAGCCGCCGTAGGTGACCGCGGTGCCCGTGATGCGGGAGATGACCATCTTCTGCGACACGAGCTCCGACTTCTCGTCGGCGGCCAGACCACCCGAGCCCTGCTTCGCGACCGTGGTGTGCTGGGTGACCTTCGGACGGTAGAACGTCGCCGCCGTCAGAGGCTGCGGCCCGTCGAAAGTGACCAACGGTCGGGCCTGGTCGATGAAGTTCAGGACCGGCCCGATGATCGGGTCGGGGATGATGCCAAGATTGTCCGACGTCTTCTGGTGGGCGGCGGTGCGCAGGAACATGTCGAGCCGCTCTTTGGCGGGACGGTCACCGATGCCCGCCGCGTAGACGTCGAGGATGTACGCACCAGCCGACGCGTACTCGACCGGTCCACGGTCGACGTTGCGGCGCAGCACCTCCATCTCGGCGTACGTCTCGCGCACCCTGTCACGAGCATCAGTGGTCGCCTTGCGGGTATCCCACAACATGTCGAGCTGGGCTCTCAGCTCGACGGTGCGCGTGTTCGCCGACTTGATCAGCTCCTTCTCGTTCTCGGTGATGTCACGGTTGCCGTCCTGAGCGCCGGCGATCGTGCCCTGCACGAACGCGTTGCGCTCCTCCAGCTCTCGTTCCAGACGCTCGATCATGGCGTCGGACTGTTGGCCGTATTCAGCCATTACCTTTCCTTTCCTGCGCCGTGAGCGCCGTTGAACGGCCTCGGATGAGGTCGTAGATCCCGTCGAGTGACAGGACTTCTTCGAGGTTCGGCATCGCAACATCCGAAGCCGGCTGGGCCTCACGAACGTCGAGCACCTCAGCCCCCGCATATGCCGGGTTCGGGAGCAGAGCGAGATGGTCGAGGACATCGACACGGAAGATGCGGCGCAGCCCGTTGCGGACTTCCATGCCCGAACGGGCAACACCCATCCCGACAGACGCGCCGAGCACCCGATCGTCGGCCAGCTGCAACGTCTCATCGCCGAGCAGCGTGTTCGAGATCTTCGCGACCCCGACAGCACCAGTCGGCTCATCGCGCAACTCGACGATACGGCCGACCGTGCGGCCGTAATCGTGGTCCCGATTCACCGTGATACGCGTCGCCTTCGGGTCGATGCCCTTGAACGAACCAGGATCGACACGTTCACGCATCAACTTCCCCTGGAACTCGGTTTCGATCTCCTCGTCGTACGGGATCACCCGCACTTCGATCGTCCGCTCAGCGAAATCGACCGCGCCGGTATGCGCCTTACGGAACTCAATATGCACCGGTGTCGCCTCCTGTCAGAGCCACCGCCGACGGCTCACCGTGGAACCGTTCCATCGCCCGCACCTCGGCCGCCGACAACGCCGACAGGCCATCAGGGTCGACGATCCCATGCAACGTCGCGTATGCGGTCGCCCGATCGGCGAGCGCCGGCCGGGTGTACTCGTCGCGGTTCAACTCGACGCACTGCCCGCGGGGCAACGCCCAGTTCGACAATGCCGACATGACCGCCGTCACCTTCGGCCGGATCGACGAACGGTCATGGAAGTCGAACAGGGATGAAACGTTGCTGTACGTCATCGAGTCGCCGCCCGCCGGCAGACCGAGAAGGAACGGCGGCACGCCGAGCGCGATCGCGATCCGCGACTCGTTCCACTGGGCGAGCTCCAACAGCGCCATGTCTTTCGGCGACATCTGCTGCACCGACGACAACGTCGCCCCGCCCGTCATCAGCGCCGGGGCGCCCAACGACCCCGCCCGCGACGTCAACCACTGCTCGAGCACATCGTCGGCCTGCATCTTCGTCAACGCCCGCTCGATCTCGATCACATAACGCGGCGTCCCGCCCGTCGACACGACCTCGTCCATGTGGCGGGCCATCACACCGGCCGTCACCATCCGCGCGCCCGCCGCCGCCAACGGGCCCACCCCGTGCGGGGTTGTCGTCGTCGACTGGTAGCGGACATGCAGGATGTCGGCGGTCACGTCCATCTGACCGATGCGATAGGAACGCTGCCCGCCGTCCATCTCGACGTTCACGAACGCCGACGGCACCACCCGCATCGTGCGCGGGTAGCCGTTCGTGTACCGCTCGAACGGCAACACGAACACCTCGCCCAGCATGAACTCCCAGAACAGCTGCTTCGCGAACTCATACCACGACGTGTAAATGCTCGGGTCCGGGTTCGTCATCCACGACAGCGGCGCGTCGATCTGCCCGCCTACCGTCCGGTACACCGGCATCGCCGCGATCACCGACGAGTTCAAATCCAACCCGGCCCATGCCGTGTCGACCAGCTGACCGAAACCGGGACCGGCACCGAAGTTCGGGGTCGACCAGTCAGCCGGCCAGCCCGACCACGGCGACGGCACGAACGGCGACAACCCACGTGAGAACGTCTCTGCCTCGAACGCCGACATGTCGACCCCGTTCGGATCGCCCGCGTGATACCCCGGCGGGCCCACCGAGCCGGGAGGATTCGCGTTCGGGATCTCGCCCGCATAGTTCGGCGTCTCACCGAGCCACCAGCTTCGCAACGACATGCTGGCCTCCTCAGTAGATCGCGGGTA